ACTATTAAAAAAAACTTGTTTATAAAAAATATAATACTAATAAATAGTATTAAGAAATGAAAATATATTTTTATTTTAATATAATGTATATTTTTTATTTTTGTGTGTATCGTCTTTGAATCCATAATAAAGGCTGACCAAACAAAGTATTGTATGCTTAGAAACCTCAGTCAAATATTCATTATAGGGTTTGGGATAATGAATAGAACGGTAAAGATATTTTATTTTTAACTGGTGATTTTATATATTAGTAAGCTCCGTTCATTACCTTGGTATAGCTTAAATCTTTAGTACCAAGGACTTTTTTAGGAACTATAATGGTTGGCGTTTATAAGAAAATAGGTAAATATAAAGATTCATATATTTCTTCTATACGATTTAATAAAGAAACCATTTATTTAGGTTCATTTGATACAAAAGAAGAAGCTCAAAATGCTTTCTTAAAAGCATATAAAGAGTTACACGGATTTGAAAGAAAATCCTCAAAAGATAAGTTAGAAGAACGTCTTTGTTTATTAAAAAAAATCATTGACAATCAATAACTTACATTTAACAACCAAAAGCATTATTAATGCTTTTATTTTTATAAGGAGATATTGAAAATGGCCGCATTTTTACAAATAAATCAAGGTAAACTTACCTCATCAGAAAGAAAAAATAACTATCAATGGAACGTCGTTAATACATCACTTGATGATGAAGATATCATAATGGAACAAGGATTTCTTCCTCTTATAGTCAAAAAAAACGAAGGAAGGTTATCAAAATCAGATATAAAAATCTTTGATGATATATATAAAAGATTTTTTGTTAAAGGAAAATATTTAACTAAAAATCATTATGAAAATCTTCAAAAACTTTTAGTAAAATATGGAATCAATAAAATAATCATACCAAATGATGGAATCTACTGGCAACCTATAACTCAAAAGAGTTCTCCTACTTATGATTCTTGGATAGAGAACGGAAAAGCAAGATTATTACGATTGACTCAAATAGCTATGGAGCAATGTAATAACGGAGTTTATATATTAGCTACCCCAGAAAGTACATCTTCTTCAAATATGACTTCATAATAAAAGGAGTCATAATATGAAACTTTTTATAAGAAGTCGTCTGGCTGAAAGAAACGGATTAGATTATTATTGGATTAAACATATAAGTCTTATTGATATTTGGGTTTTTGAATATGATTGGCACCCTTGTCCTGTTATTCCTGGTTCAATAAAACGCGCAAAAACCATTGATGAATTAAAATCTATTGAACTTAAAGGATTTGCTTGCTCATTAAAACTTAAAGAAATATTGAAGAAGGAAGGATATCCTTCTTCAACCTTTCTTCTTGATAATATTTTAGAATATAGACATAAAAAATATAAAGAAGATAATGTAAAACTTAAATCTGATTTGAATATTTTAGTTAACTATAGAAAAAATATTTTAGAAAATCCACTATTTAAGGATTGGTATAAAGTTACAATATCAATCGATATATTACCTTATGCTAAAAAGTTACTTAAAGATTTAACTAAAAAAGAATCTATACCAAGAAAAAAATATTTATCATATGATATTACAAGTTGGTTAGATGAAAATGTATCTCCAAATGAATATACTAAAGTTTGGACCAATAATGGAAAAATATTATATTTATTTAAGAATAAAAATGATGCTATTGCTTTTAAGTTAAGATGGAGTTAAAAATGACAAAGGAATCTTATGATGAATCTTATGATGAAATAGAAAAAGTAACTTTTGAAACATTAAAAAATATTCATTTTTTATCAAAAAATGAATCATCAGATAATATCTTAATGATACATCACATCATTAAAAGTTGGTATTCAAAATATGGAACTTTTTATGAAACCTTAAAAATGAATAAAAAAATAAAAAATAAAAAAATGAAAGATATAATAAATCCTGCAAATGTATGTAAAACCTGTGGATCAAAAATAGAAAAAATCCTACCTGGTACTGGAATCCATAAATATAAAGTGATATGTGAAAATGGACATTTTAAGCAATGGAGATGAAATCAAAACTTAAAGAAGGAATGATAATAACTACTAATATCAATACTTGGTTTCTATTAGATGAATGGCTAGATGAAAATGAAATAGATATTAAAGTTTATCATTTTTGGTATGAAAAAAATAATAATAATATTTTATTAAATATTATTTTTGATATAGAAAAAGATGATATCGAAAAAAAGATATTAAAAGTACGATTTCTTAAAAAATGGAATGATTTGATTACTATATATGAAAGACATTAAAAATAATGAAAAAAATAAGAAAGTTACTTGGCGCATCAAAAGTTAATAATAGGTGGTTATCACAAATAAGATTAAATGATAAGTTATTTTATTTAGGTTATTTTGATACAAAAGAAGAAGCTCATCAAGCTTATAGAAGAGCTTATTTAATCATCCATAAAAAAGAACCAAAAAAATATTCATATAAACAAATCAACTATGAAAATAAACAAGTTGATTATATGAATAAATAATAATGAAATCTTTTTAAGGAGAAGAAAAAATGAGTAAAAGATTAATGAGAGGTAAACTTACCTCAACCCCTACTTTACCAAATCATCTTGTTAATAAATCATATGTTGATGGACTTTTTGCTACTGATTTAGGTGAGTTTTTATTAGCTAATCTTCCTTCAGCAGCTTCAAATGCTAACGCATACGCATTAGTTACTGACGCTGTAGGTGGAAGAACGATTGTTAGAAGTGATGGAACTAACTGGAAAATCGTCGTTGTTGAAGGAGCAACAGTATCATAATAAATAGTGATGACATAGTTGTTTTAACTGTGGCTATAATACCTCTTTATTGAGGTCTATCTCCTTTGTTTGTGTGGAAGACTGTATCATTTTGGTACAGTCTTCCATTATCTATAATAGATAAATAATAATGTTAATAATATGAGGTTTAACATTATGAATCCAAAAGAATGGGCAAAAAGAAAAGGTAAAAAAACCATTGAAAAGAATATTGATAGACAAATCGAAGCTTATAAACTTAGATTTGAAGAAGGAAAGACTTATAATCAAATAGCTAATCTTTTAGGATATAATAGTCCTACTGCTGCGTATTATGCGGTTCAATCAGCAATCAAATATCATCTTAAAAATAGAATAAAAACATTAGAAGAAGCAAGAGATAATGCTATCGCAAGAATGACTCAATATATTGAAGATTTAAGATCAAAAATAATAAATGATAAACAAGTTTTATTAGAAGAAGACCAACTAAAAGTTTATGATAGAATCTTCAAAGCAGAAGGAATGATAGCAAAACTACAAGGGATAAACATTGAAAAACCAAATATTAACGTTAATATTTCGAATCACGAAGAAAGATTAAAGGAGTTAGAATAATGTTACTCAAAAAAACCAAAAAAGAACTTATTAAAAAAATAGAAGAACTTGAAAAACTTATTTTTGAACTTCAAAATAAAAAAGAAATCAAAGTTATCGATAATACTTTACAACCATTAAATAAACCTATTGATGATTGATGAACTTAAAATCGCTCAAAAACTTAAAGATGATTTTGAACATTATGCTAAAAAATGTTTGAAAATATCAACTGTTGATGGAGGTGATTTAGTTCCATTTGAATTAAATAAAGCTCAAAAATATATTCATCAAAAGATAGAACAACAGTTGAAAGAAACTGGTAAAGTTAGAGCAATAATATTAAAAGGTCGCCAAGAAGGATGTTCAACTTATGTTGAAGGTAGATTTTATTGGAAAGCAACACATCGACATAATGTGAATGTTTTTATTTTAACTCATTCAAGACCCGCAACTCGACATTTATTTAATATGGTTCAAAGATTCCACGATAATAATCATCCATTTGTTAAACCATCAGTGGCTATTAATAATGCTAATGAACTTGATTTTGATAAACTAGGATCAGGTTATAGAGTATCAACTGCTGGTTCAAAAGGAGTAGGACGATCATCTACTTTACAATATTTCCACGGATCAGAAGTAGCTTTTTGGGCGAATGATTTTGAACATATATCAGGAATATTCCAGGCTGTGGCTGATAAACCAAATACTGAAATCATTCTTGAATCAACACCAAATGGAAGATCAGGATTATTTTATGAACTTTGTATGACTGCTTTGAATGACGATGAATCAGAATATCAACTTATTTTTATTCCTTGGTATTGGAGAGAAGATTATAGAAAAAAACTACCAACAAATAAAAAAATAGAATGGTCCAATGATGAATTAAAATATAAAGAAAAATATAAACTTGATTTTGAACAACTTTATTGGCGAAGAAATAAAATAAAGACTGATTATTCAAATAATGAATTAGGATTCAGAAAAGAATATCCTGCTTCTATTGATGAAGCTTTTGAAAAAGAAGTTGAAGGAGCTTTATGGAAAAGAGAAAATATCAAACATATCAGTGAAAAAGAATATAATAACTCATTATGGAATGATGAATTAGATGAAGATGAAAATATTAATAAACATAAAGTTATTTTTACAGTATTAGGTTATGATCCTGCAATGACTGGAAATAAAACTAGTGATGAACACGGTGTTATTATTGCTTCTTTATTAGATAATAATAAAATATATATTTTGAATGATTCATCAGCACAACTAAAACCAAATGAAATGGTACCCTTGTTAATACGATTATATTATAAATATGATGTTGATAGGATAAGAGTTGAAGTTAATAATGGAGGTGATTGGATTCCTGATTCTATAGCGATGGTTGATGAAAACGTTTTTGTTTTACCGATTTATGCTAAAAAAAATAAAAAGTTAAGAGCAGGTCCTGTTGCGCAAGCCTATAATAATAATCGAATAATACATGTTGGTCACCATATTGAACTTGAAGATGAAATGACTCATTGGATATATGGAATAGGCAAATCACCAAATAGAATAGATGCATTAGTTTATGCTTGTTTGGATTGTTTAGATCTTGATGATATTAAATCATCAACAGATATAATGGTATCACATAACTAAATATATAAAAGGATTATTTTATGATTTATGATTTACTTAAAAATATTATTTTGAATGATGAAGATAAAAAAGCCTTAACATCATTAGGTTCAATCAATACAGCTAAGGATTTAGCAAAATATATTGAATCATCTTCAGATAGATTAAAGTTAGGTGAGTTTGATTATTCAGAGAATATTGATAAAGCCTATATAAAAAATCTTATTGCTCATTTTGCTGTTAATCTTAAAGCTGATGCTGCATCAGAACCAAGAGTAGAACTTTGGTCAAAAGGAAGATTATTATCAAAACCTGCAAATAATCATCCATTATTTGGATTATGGAGTTTATTAAAAAATCCAAATAATCAAATGGATTGGGCAGATTTAATAAAACAATATTTTATATATATGGATTTAGCAGGTGAATGTTTTTTAAGAAGAATACCAAATCCATCAGCTATAAAAAGAGGAAATGGTCAACTTGAACTTATTAATCCAAGTAGAATAACAATCAAAAATAATACTTATATCATTGCTCAATCAAATAAAAAAGATTTAGTTATACCATTCAAATCAAATGATAAAAGAGAAATATTACATCGAGTTGATTGGCATCCATTATCAAATAGAGGATTATCAAAACTAACTCCTGCTTGGAGAGCTATTCAAAACTTTAATGCTGGTCTTGAATGGAACTTTAGTCTTATGAAACATGCTGCGCGCCTTGGCATCATTGCTACTATTAAATCAGAAGCATCAAAACTTGGAAAAGGCAGAGCATTAACTCAAGAACAAATAGAAGATTTAGCAGTTGAACTTGATAAGTTTACAGGTCCTGATAGAGCAGGTAAATCATTAGTGATGGCAGGTAATATTGAGTTACAAGAGTTTGGTCAAACAAATAAAGATTTAGAATGGAATATAATGTTAGAGCAAATGGCTAAGTTCATTTGTTTGACTCTTAGAGTTGATCCTATCTTTTTAGGATTCAAAGGTGATTCAACTTATTCAAATAAAAAAGAAGCTTATGTTGGATTATATAAGTTTGTAATATTACCTTCATTAAATCAGTTCAAATCAGATTTTGAACATTGGATGAAAGAAATATTTCCTGGTGATTGGGAAATAAGATTTAACTTAGATGATATAGCAGCATTAGAACCTGTAAGAGAAGCATCTTGGAATCGAGCTATAAATGCTTTTACTGCTGGACTTATTTCTATTGATGAAGCAAGAGAAATGATGGGATTTGGATCATCAAACCAACTAAATAATCAATCAAAAAGTTTATCAAACATTGAAAATGAAATAAATAAATGAAATACGGAGTATAAAAATGACTCAAATATTTTTAGAGGGATTTAATAGAAAAGATTTTAATGAATCAAATATTAAAAATCCTATCTTGACGAAAAGTTTTAATGCTAAAATATTAGATATAAATGAAATAGATGAACTTTTTGAATCAAAAAAAGGTATAAAAAATATTGAAAAAGCAAAGGTTCTTGATAATATTGAAGGTAAAGGATTTATTGCTGGATATTTAAGTTATTTTAATAATGTTGATTTAGATGGTGATATCATTAGACCTGGTGCTTTTACAAAAACCTTAAAAGAAAGAACACCAAAAGTTCTTTTTAATCATAATAAAAATATTCCTATTGGTAAAATCATTGAAGTTTTTGAAGATTCAAAAGGATTATTTGCTATCATTGAACTTAACTTAGAAGTACAAGCAGCAAAAGATGTTTATAGTCATTTGAAGTTTGGTGCTTTAGATTCTTTTAGTATTGGATTTAAGTTAACTAGATTTGAATTACTAGAAAATAATGATGGAAGTATTTCTTTTGATATTTTAGAAGTCAAGTTATTTGAAGCATCAGTTGTTGCTATTCCTGCTAATGAACAAGCAATCGTAACTGAAATAAAAGATAAAATAGATGAATCATTCAAATCAAAGACAGAAGAAATAAATAAGGTTATTAAATCAACTGAAACTATTGATGATTTAATAAAAGTTTTAACCGCACTTGTTGATGAAAAAAAATCTATTAAAAATGATATCACTGATGAAATAGTTGATATCTTTATTGATGGATTAAATGATACGCCGGATTCAGTTTTGAAAAACCACCTATCAGATAAACAAGCCGCAGAAGGTCAAATGACCAAAACTAATACGCCGCTCAATATTGAAGATGAGCACCTATTAGATACAATAATAGAAATACTTAATATTGAGGAGTAAAAAATATGAGTAAGTATGAAGAAGCAAAGCAACTCATCAGAGAATCAATGACTGATTTTGAAAATCATTATAAAAAAGCAGTTGAAGATTTAGAAGCAGCCATTGAAGGAAAAGCAGGTGCTGGTTCTGTAGGTGAGTTACAAGAAAAACTTAATAAAATGGATGAACGTCAAACTGAAATACAAAAAGCATTAGATGAGTTATCCGTTGAAATCAAATCAGATTCATTTATTCAAAATGATGATGAAAAAGATACTTTAGATAAACAATATGAAGATCTTTTTAATGAAAAAATCCTACGTGGAAAAGGTCTTAATGATTCTGAAGAAGATATTGTTAAACAATATGTAGAAAAAACTTTCGCTGTTGGAAATGCTGCTAATCAAGATGGTGGATATTTAGTACCAACTCAAAATGCTACAGATATTTTAACTCAAGTTGAAATGGCTGTTCCATTTTTTAATATTAGTACTGTAGTTGATAGTAGCCTTGATAATCCTGAGTTTTTAGTTCAAAATGCTAAAGGTGCATCAGCACACGGAACTGAAACATCAACAGTTTCTGATACTGCTACACCAACAGTTCAAGCTTTTAACGTTAAAACTTGGCATTTTGAAGCTGAACCTTGGATTACAAGACAACTTATTAATGATTCAATCATTGATGTTCAAGCCTTTATTAAAAATGATGTTGTACAAGCTTTATCTGATGATTTAGGCAATCAACTTGTTAATGGTGATGGTACAACTGAACCTTTAGGTATTTTAACTGCTGGTAATGCTGTTTCTGCTTGGAATCAAGTTGGTCAAGTAGCAGCAGCCAATGGTGATAACTTTGCTATTGGATTTGATTTAGATGATTTATATACCTTAAAATATTCAGTTGATAGACGTTATAAAACATCTGGTCAAACTGCTTGGGTATGTGGTGATCAAGCAATCGCAGGATTAAGAAAAATGCGTGATGCTAATGGTCAATACCTATGGCAACCAACTTTAACTGTTGGTGAACCAAGTAACTTTGATGGTGAACCATTGTTCTTTACTCCATATATGCCCGCATTAACTGGTGTTACTGGTGAAGATGCTTTAATATATGGTAACTTTAGACAAGGTCATATCATTGTTAGACGACCAAATGCTTTATTTGTAATCGTTGATGAAATAACAAATAAAAAATATGTTAAACTTTATCATTCAATGAGAGCTGGCGCAAGCACATATGATGCTAGAGCTTTGAGAATCTTAACTACAAAAGCTAAAGTTTAATATTATTAAACATTATTGACTAATAAATAACGGTGAGGAAACTCACCGTTATTTTTTTATAAGGAAACATTTAATGTTATTAACGTTAACAACCAAAGCATCAACCACTCCTGTAATAACATCAAAACTTAGAGATTGGTTAAGAGTTGATAAATCAGAAGATTCATTACTTAGAAATCTTTCTTTAATAGCAGCTAATAGATTTGAAAAATATACATCAGGTTATTCAATATTAGATCATATTTATACAATATATTTTGATTTGAATGAACTATATCAAGTTTTGAAACTTCCTCATAGACCTATTAAATCTATAACATCAATAAGTTTTTTTGATACAAATAATAATGAAACTTTTTTGAATACAAATGATTATATTTTTATATCTGGAGATCATCAAATAAGATTTGATGATAATCTTTCTTTACCATCATTGAGAACAGAAAGATCAATGAAAATAATATATCAAACAGGATTTAATATTGTTCCTGATGATTTAATTAAAAGTCTTGAACTCTATACAGCTTATCTATATGAGAATAGAGGATCAGAAGAAATGGAAATACCAAGTCAAATACAAGAGTTTTGGGATCCTTATATAATATATCGTTTAGGTGGAAATCAATAAATGAGTGATATTATTGGTAATCTTAGAAATAAAATAACAATAGAAGAATCAACTATTATAGTTGATGAATATGGTCAAACGAATCGGTCTTGGTCATCAAAAACTACTTTATGGGCAAAAAAGACAGTATCAACTTATAATGAAAGAATAAAAGCCGATCAACTACATAATGAAGTTAGTTATACTTTTTTAATAAGATATAGGAATGATATTAATCCAAATCAAAGAATAAAAGAAGATAATATTTATTATACAATAAAAGCAGTTTTTGATGAATCAGGATTAAAAAAATGGTTAAAAATAATAGCAGTTAATCAAGCAGATGAAACAGGAACGATTTAATGAATGCGAAAGTAGATGATTCAGAGTTAATGATAATCTTAAAAAGATTAGATAGAAACTCAAGACAACCATTCATTGATCCTATTGTTGAACGATGGGCAAATAATGTTGTAGCTACAGCAAAAAGTTTAGCACCTGTAAAAACAGGAAGATTAAAAAACTCAATAAAATCAAGGATATTTAGAACAAAGGTTGAAATAAAAGCAAATGTAAGTTATGCTATTTTTGTTGAGTTTGGTACAATAAAAATGAAAGCTCAACCTTTTTTTTATCCTGCTATTGATGCTCACGAAAAAGAACTTAAAAGAAGTTTAGAAAAATCATTAATAAAAGGAATCAAAAAATGAGTGATAGAAGTGATGAAGTTCAAAAAGCTCTTAGAACTTTATTAAAAAATGATTTATCATTAAAAAATACTTATGGTATTACTGATGTTTATGATACTGTTCCTTCATCAGCAACATTTCCATATATTAGAGTATCAGATATAACAGTAACACCACAAGAAATAAAACAAGAAGATTGGTTTGATTATTTTGTAAACTTACATGTATGGATTCAAGATGATGGAACAATAAAAATGAAAAAAATATTAGGTAGATTATATCTTTTATTACATAGAAAATCATTATCATTGGATAGTGGATATAATCCATCAACTTATGTTCTTTTTAATCAACTAATAGAAGATCCTGATGGTATTACTCGCCACGGAATATGTAGAGTTAAAATAACTGATTAAAGATAAATAAATAATATAAAGATAAGGAGTGTTAAAATATGACAACTAACGCAAAAAAAGGCAATAGTTTCCTATTACAAATAGCAACAACTTTTAATGGAACAACCTATAATACTGTTGCTGCGATGAGAACTAATTCATTAACAATCAATAATACAAATGTTGATATTACAAATAAAGATTCTTCAGGTTGGCAAGAGCTATTATCAGGTGGTGGAGTTCGTTCTATTTCTTTATCAGCAGAAGGTGTTTATTCAGATGGAACTGGTCAAGCAACAATGATAAGTGCGTCAATGGCTTCTACTCATTGGAACTTCAAACTTATTGATGAAGTAGGTGATTATTTTGAAGGACCATTCCACGTTGATAGTTTAACATTTGGTGGTGATGCTAATGCTGAAGAGAACTTTAGTATTTCTTTAACAAGTGCTGGACTTATCACTTATACTACTGTTTAATAGGAGTGAATAATGGTTACTAATGCTCAATCTGGTAATAACTTTTTATTAAAAGTTGCTGATAAATATAATGGTTCAACATATACAACTGTTGCTGCTTTAAGAACAACATCATTAGTTATAAATAAAAGTTCTGTTGATGTAACAACTAAATCAAGTAATGGTTGGCAAGAACTTCTTCCTGGTGGAGGAGTTAAATCTATTCAAATATCAGCAGAAGGTGTTTATTCAGATGATTTAACTCAACAACTTTTATTAAATGCGATTATTGGTAAAATAAAAGCAACAGGAAGTGTTGTTTTTGGTACAAATCCATCAAATAATGATAACTTTATTTTTAATGGTATTACTTGGACTTTTGTTACATCAGGAGCATCAGGTAATCAAACAAACATTGGTGCTAGTCTTTCTGCAACCTTAAATCAGTTAGCCATTGACTTAAATGCTTCACCAAATACAAGTCTTAATGTTGCTACTTATACATCAGATAATGTTGATACATTAAATATTGAATATGATGTTATAGGTTCTATTGGAAATACTTATACATTAGCAGATGGAACTCAAGGAGCAGCAAATACAACTCCTAGTAGTTCAACTTTAACAGGTGGTATGGATCAAGATCAAAACTGGAATATGAAACTTATTGATGAAGCAGGACATACTTGGACTGGATCTTTCCAAGTTGAAAACTTTACATTTAATGGTGATTCAAATGCTGAAGAATCATTTAGTATTACTTTGAATAGTGCTGATGAGATAACTTATATATAAGGAGATAATATATTATGGCTAAATCAAAAGTTGATTTAACAAAAGGTGATTTTGAAGTTAAAATCAATAATGAAACTATTTTATTGAATAGTAGATTTGCTAATCAATATTTTTTAGAACAATATATGGATATGGGTCTTTATAAACTTAGTGATAGAGTTATGGCTGGTGATGTTAGAATAGGTGACATAGCTTCTATTTTATATTGTTTTAGTGATGATAGAGATTCAAAAGGAAAATCATTTAATGATTTTGGTGAAAAAGTAACAAAAGCAGATTTTAATGAGTTACTTTTAACTTTACAAAAGTTCTTCCAAGTCGTTCATAGAATAGAAGAAATGGAAGAACTAACTTTAGAAATGAATAAACAATCAAATCAAAAAAAGAAATCAAAAAAATCTTCAACTAAAAAAAAGACGGCCTAGATTGGCAGTTAATGAAGGCTAATATTTTTTCCATTCTTCATTGGACCCCTGAAACATTTTGGAACTTGACAACAAGCGATTATATCGCAGCAATGTGGGGAATCTTCTTACTAAATAATATTGATAATAATGATAATACTAGATTATCAAATGATGATAAAAACTATCTTAAAATGATGTTGGAAAAGGATAAACAAAATGGCTGAAGTAAAAACAACCTTTACTGCTGATAATAAAAGATTTTTATCAGCTATTCAACAAATGAAAGGTAAAATGACAAGTTTTAGTACTTCAGTTGTAAGTGTTGGTAAAATAATAACTAAGGTATTAAAAGCAGCAGCCGTAACAGTTATTGGTTTAGGAACGGCTTTTGCTGTTGGTTTTAAGAAAGCAGTAGATTTTGCTGATTTGATTGGAAAAACTGCAGATCAACTTGGTGTAACTACAGATTTCTTACAACAGTTTAGATTCGCAATGGATCTAGCAGGTAATAGTACTGATGAATCAGATAAAGCCTTAAGAACCTTTAGTAAAAACTTAGGTGATTTGAAGAATGATACAGGTACTTTAACTACTTTCTTATTAAAATATAATAAATCATTGATTCAATCATTCAAAGCAACAAAATCAGTAAAAGATGCTACATTTCTTTTATTAGATGTTTTAGCAAAAGAAAAAGATGCTACAGTTAGATCAGCTTTAGCAAGAGCAGCAGCAGGTCGTGGCGCTAATGCTTTTATTGTTGCTACTAAAAATGGTTCAGAAGCTATTAAAAAACAAATAAAAGCAGCAAAAGAACTTGGTGTAGTAATAAATGAAAGTTTTGTTAGAAGAGCTGAAAAAGCAAAAGATCAGTTAACTATTTTAGCAACAGTAATGAAAGTTAAACTTACTGAAGCTTTTATTGCTTTATCACCAAAAATATCAAAAGTAGTTGATTTCTTAACAGCTCATTTAGATGTAATCAATAGACTTATTGATAGATTTGCTATTTGGTCAAATCAACTTGATTTATTAAGTTTAGACTCATTAAGAAGTGAATTAAATAAAACCAAAAAAGAACTTGATGAATTAAATGAAAAACAAAAAAATGTTGTTACTGATTTCTTAGTATTAGGTGGAAATGAAGATTTTAGTAAACAAATAAGAGAAAAAGAAAATAGAATAAAAGCATTAGAAAAAGCTCTTGATAAAGAAGAAAAAAGAATACAAAAAATAAATGCTTTAAGATTAAAAAGTTCATCATTTCCTGCTGGACCAAGTAACTTAAAACCACCAACTACATTTAATGCTCCTACTTCTACAAAACCAATAACTGAAGAAGATAATAGTACAAAGTTTGAACGCCTTTTATCAGGATTAAATAAACAGTTTGAACGACAAGAAAAAATACGAAAACAAAAAGAGTTAGAAGTAATAACTCGATTAAAAAATATAAAAACATTAGAAGAAGAAAAAAATAATCTTGAACGTTTAGTTGAAGCAAGAAAAAAAGGTGAAGATGCTTTAAGATCAGAACAAAATGCTCAAGAATCATTACAAATGGTTAAACAAGCAGGTATTTCTGTTGATGATGCTGATTTTGAAAGAATAAAATCAATAACTGATAAAATCGTTGAACTTAGAAATCAGTTAGAATCTTTAGGTAATAAATCAGAAGAAATAAAATCACCTATTAAAGATGCTTTAGATACAATGAAAGTTACAGTTGATGATTTATCAAACTTTTGGCTCAATAGTTTTGATAATATGACTGATGCTTTAACAAACTTTATTAAAACAGGAAAACTAAACTTCAAATCATTGATTGATAGTATGCTTAGTGATTTATTAAGATTTACAATAAGATCAGCTTTATTTGGTAATAGTATACCTGGTAGTGGAGGAAATAAAGGAGGAATATTTGGATTTTTAGGATCATTATTTTCCGCAAAAGGAAATGTTTTTAATCAAGGAAATCTAGTACCATTTGCTAAAGGTGGTATTATGAATCAACCTTTTAGTTTTCCTTTAAGAGATGGAAGATTAGGAATAGGTGCTGAATCAGGACCAGAAGCAATAGTTCCTTTAAGAAGAGATAAAAGAGGAAACTTAGGTATAGCAGCAGAAGGAAGTTCAAGTGTTTCGATTACAAATGTTTTCCAAACTACTATAAATCCTGGACCAAATACAAGACCTGAAGATGCAGCAAGTTTTGCTGATTTATTTAATAAAGAAATCGAAAAGAAAATATTAGAAACACAAGCAAAAAATAATGTTAGACGTGGACCTCAAAAAAGAATATTTGCTTAAAGGAAATAAAGAATGACAGTAGTTTTACCTTATACGAATAAAATATCAGGATCAGCACCAACAGGATCTTTTACTGAAGATGTAAAAAGATTTAAGACTGGTTCTTATACTGTTAGAGCAACGTTATCAGTTAATCCTTCTTTAGAAGAATGGACTGTTATTTGGACTGGATTATCAACTACAGAAGCAAGTGATATAAAAAATCAAATACAATCAGCAGCAGGAATAACAACTTTCCTTTGGCAATCACCTTTATCACAAGTTCTTCAAGAATGGACTATTACAAAACATTCAGCTATTCCTATTGATTTATCAAATAACTCTTGGAGTTATTCAGCAACATTAACTTTAGAAGCAGGTGGATAATGACTATTGAATCAGTAGCAGCAGGATTAGAGTTTGGTAAAAGTATAGAACTTATTGAAATAGATTTAACACCTATTGGTGGAGGATTTTATAGAATCTATAATGGATTTGATATTAATAATCCTACTAATATAACTTTTAAGGGTGTTACTTGGAACCCTAATCCATTCATTAGTGAAGGATGGGAAAAAGATGCTACAGGTAAAACACCAAGACCTATTATTACGATTGCTGATTATGATGGTATATTATTAGCTGAACTTATTAATGATGATTTAATAGGATTACAACTTAAAAGATATGAAACAACTGAAGCATTATTATCATCAAACTCAGCTTATGGACCTGAAACTTGGTTAATAAATCAAAAACAAGAAGCAGATGGATTTTTTATTAAGTTTAACTTAGCATCACCTTTAGATCAAAAAAATAAAAAACTACCAAATAGACAAATGTTTAAGGATGAGTTTCCGGCATTAGCAAGAAATAGAGTTAGAGGTGTTTAATGATAAATCAAAGTATTATTACAATAAAGTTTCCACAGTTATTTGATAAAAAAGTATTATTTGATGCTCAAAAACATGCTATTAAAGAATATCCAAATGAATCAGTTGGATTGATAGTTAATAATAAATATAAACCAATGAAAAATATTCATAATGATCCACTGGATCATTGGAAAATAGATAAAAAGGAACTTGTTAACGTTAAAAAATCATCAACTTTACAAGGTTTAATTCATTCGCATCCTGATGGAGATTGGCAACCATCAAAAGCAGATATGAAATCACAGTTATCATTAAAAGTTCCTTTTGGTATTATTGTAGTCAATAAAGATGGAGCAGGAAATATATTATGGTTTGGAGATCAAGTTGAAAAAATCAATCTTGAAGGAAGACCTTTTATACACGGAGTTTATGATTGTGGTTCTTTAATACGTGATTATTATTATTTGAATCATAATATTAAAGTAAAAGAATATCCTCGTGATAATGAATGGTGGAACTTTGATAAAGATAATAAAGATTGGAATCTTTATTTGAATATTTATAAAGATGCTGGTTTTTATGAAATAGAAAAAGATGAACTTAAACCTGGCGATTTGATTTTGATGGCTATTAGATCAAAATATAATCAACCAAATCACGGTGCTATTTATTTAGGTGGAGATCAAATATTACATCATTTAGCTCAACATTTATCAAATAAAGATATAGCATCAAGATGGATCAATAAATATTCAACTCATTTTTTGAGACATAAAAAAATAAAGGATAAAAAGAAATAATGAAAACTCTTTATTTACACGGTGATTTAGTTGATTTAGTACCAAAAGAATATCATAAAAATGATATGGCAATATTTGAATGTGATTTTAATACACCAAAAGAAGCAATATCATTTTTAGAAGTTAACTTTGGAAATATTTATAAAAATATTAAAGATAAACCTTTAGAAGTTTTAGTAGGAAATATTGAAGATCAAGTTTATTTAGATGAAAATCAAGTCAACTGGAAAATAGGAGCAAAAGAACTTCATATTATTCCTTACATTGAAGGTTCAAAATCTGGTAATATTGGTACCACGATCACCAGGCCCACCGGATTGGCCCCATCCAGCTGCGCCAGTTGCCGCATCTGCCCCAGCATCATCCTCTCGGCCGTGTAGTAGGTGATGCCGTTGCGCAGGCTGTTCAGGGTCATGTCCAC